CTACCGCCAGCATGATCGGGTCGTCATCCTCACCGATGAGCAGGCCGACCCGTCCTTCCACCGTATGGACCAGATCGTCAGGAGGGACGCTCACGCGTTCACGTTCAACCTGGCTGGCTATGCCCGGGGTCACGCGGCCACGAGCAGCTTCCGTCACGCGTTCGGTGGCCTGACTGACGCCTGCTTCCCGCTGATCGCCCAGATCGAGGCTGGGGCTTCGGGTCGCTGGCCCTGGGAGGTGTCGGAGTGAGCGCGTTGTCGCTGGTGATCAGGATTCTGATGACCTTGGTCATGGTCTTCGGGGTTCTGGCAACCATGGTCAACCTGGGCAGCGGCAAGACGAAGACGGAGGTGGGCTGCCTGTCGACGATCTTGAACCTGCTGCTCATCGCCGGGGTGTGGCTGATCTGATGGGCAAACAGGACTTCTACGACCCGACGACGATGGTGGTCAAGGACATCGGGGAACTGGTGGATGAGCTGAACAAGCTGATCATGCCTAAGCTCCCCGGTGGCCGGGAGCGCCAGACGGTCTGGGGGGTCTTGTGCGAGGCCAGTGAGATCTACTCCTTCGCCATGGGGATGCTCAAGGATCATGACAGCGGCGAGGACGTGCTGGCCAGTTGGACTGTCATGAAGTCCCATGGGGAGATCTACGCTGCCTCGAAGGTCATCCGCAAGATCGCTGACGGGATGGGTGTCAGCAACTTCAAGCTCAGGGAGGTTCCCAATGCCGAAGCAGCCGTGGGAGCACAGGGGGATGGACAGGTTCAGCAACCTGATCCCGGCGGGCAAGGTCAGCCTGGGTGACAAGGTCTGGTGGAGCAGGACCCTGTGGCACGCTGGCTACGGCTCCACCTACTGGTGGATGGGGATTGTCCAGGTCAAGCGGGGAAAGGTGTACGTGATCAGGGACCGGTACGGCCATGAGTTCGTGGTGGGGGTGGGGATGCTGTTCAAGCCGGACTCCTAGGTGACCTACACCTAGGAGGAGACATGAGCCGTACCGACAAGCACGCGCCCTACTGGACGTGGGCTACCTGGTATGAGCCGAACCACCATCTCTACTGCCAGTTCTACCGGTACAGGGCACGCGGTAACACCAGATACGAGCCCTGCAACCTGCCAGAAAGCCCTGTACGCCACACTGGGGCACGAACTCGGGTCCACGTACCCCTGTGTACCTGGGAACCCGTCTGGCCTGTCAGGTACAGGGAGGTCAAGCGCCTGTTCGGCAAGGCTGGGGCACCCGAGTGGTTCATCAGGCACGTCTGGTCCGGACCTGAGCGGGTGCGTGAGCGGGACAAGCTTGGGAAGATGGTCAAGGAGTACAACGCGACCGGAGGACTTGATGACGGAGACTTCCCCAACTGGCAGGCCAGACACTGCGCCCGCTGGCTCTGGGACTGAGCTGCCCCTGATCCGCAGCCTCGAAGAGGCCCAGAAGATCGACACCGACAACCCTGCCCTCAAGCGTGCCCTGGCCAGCCTGGACGACCCGGACGGGATCATCTCGGCGTTCCAGTCGTTCACCGGCCAGCCAGCATGATCGAAGTCGATCACCACTGGAGACAGTCCTGCGAGTCAGCCCATTGCGTCAGGGTCCAGTTCCCCCGCCCTGACGAGGTCCGGATCGGGCACGGCCCCGAGTCCTACCTGAGCTTCAGTAGGGCTGAGTGGGACGCGTTCGTAGCTGGGGTCAAAGCCGGGGACTACGACCAGCCCTAGATACGACGAACCCCCCGGGGAACAGGTAACCGGGGGGTTCGTCTGGGAAGGGAAGAAGAAGACCAAGGGTCAACTACTCCCCTCAACCCTAGCACTACTTCCTGGTGTACGACCCACCTGAGATACGGGTGATCGCCCGCGCTTCCTGCTCCGAGTTGACCGTCTTCGTCTCGCCCTTGGCGGTCTGGACGATGAACTGGGCCTTGGAGCCGTCCTTGTTCTTGTTGCATGAGCACATCAGCTGCACCCGCACCCTTCCTGAGTTGGGAGTAGATCATGGAAAGCCTGCCCGATGACCTCGGCCCGGTCGGACGCCGCCTGGGCAGCGAGGAAGACTTCGACTTCAGCGAAACGAACGTGGTCAGCGACTTCTCCGGCCGCTACTGGCTGGTCGACGCGGCTGTCTGGTTCCGTCAGCACACCAGCGGCCGTAAGGCTGTACTGCCCGTGAGCATCCTCTTCAAGGACGGGGAAACCTGGGCTGTTAACAGCCAGGGCCGCGACAAGTTCAAGGTTGCCGTTCACGCGACGCCAGTCACCGGACAGGGGAGATCGACGCAGGTCCGCTGCCTTGACTTCGTCAACCCCTTCCACCAGTGCCCCAGCTACCCACACCCCGAAGCTGTCCTCACCTGCGTTGACCACTGCCACACAGGTACCTGTGTCGTCGTAGTGTTCGACGGCTGGGATCACGCCAAAGCTCTTGTCCGCGTGACCCGTCCCGATGGTGATCTTGCCAACCCGGACATTGTCACCCTCGGCCGTCAGCACACTGCCAGTCTTGAAATGGGCGTAGCCGGTAGCGGACCTGGGGGCCATGACGCACTTGTTCCCGACGCCCATGTGGCACTGACGCCAGGTAGCAAGATGCCCGAAGACCTGGCCGTCCTCGGTGACCCGCAGGGGAGTGGGGCCAGTCAGGTTGGGGTTGGCGAACACCTTGGCCATTGGCTTGAGCACCCCAGTGGCAGCGGTGAGCGCTGGCTCCACGACCCCGCCTGCCCCTGTGGGCTCAGATCCCGCAGCCAGGATGGTCCGGATGCGTGAGTCCAGGTATGCGTCAAGCTCTTCGTCGATCATGGGTGTCTCCAGGGATGCTGTCCTGCTCGGCTCGGCGTCGGCTGAGGTAGCGCCTTGACGCCCCCCGCGCTGCCAGGGAGCGACGACCCTGGGGTCCCCGTACTCCTGGCGAAGCATGTCGTAGATGTCGGTCAGGACTTCTTGGACCTTGATCCTGTCCTGCTCAGAGAGGGTGTCGTACAGGCCGCCATGACCACCGGACATGATCACGCCAGCGGAGAACACAGCCCGGGGGACCAGGTACGCCTTGCCGTCGAAGATGTCGACGATCGGCAGCCGGTAGGTCTCACGGTTGAGCGGGTTACCTTCGTCGTCCTTCCACAGGAAAGCCGAGCCGAACTTGGTGGCGTCCCCACCAGACCAGGCCGCGATGTTCTGGATGGCCGTGTCGGCATCGAACTTGGTCTCACGCGGAGCGAGGGGGAACTTGGTCCAGCTCTTGGAGTTGACCGCGAACGTGGCGAAGGTGATCCCGGCCGAGGCCAGGACAGCCATCTCCTCGTCGGTATCGACGGTGATATGCACCTGGGGGAACGCCGGGGCCATAACGAAGGTCAGCCCGTTGACGGTGGCCTTGGTGACCTTCATCGCGAACTCGTCGGGCTGGGTCGGGTGCTCGACGACTTCATAGGACAGGTCCGGGTCGAGGTCCACGCTAGGCCCGATGAGCTTTTTCTCCAGCAGGTAAACAGCCTGTACGACCTCGGGGACGATGGCCGGGTCGAGGAATTCACCGGCCCCCCATACTCCACCGTCGCCCTGGTACTGCCCAGTCCACGAGCCGACAACCACTGCGCCTGCGTGGCCCTGGCCGGATACTTTCTGCCAGGCTGCGCGAAGTGGGAACTGGCGGTAGTCGAGGCTGGAGGCGGCAAACATACGTCGGTCACCTGTCGGGACCTCTTCCGGGGCAACTAGCCCGTACCAGCGGATCGTCACCTCAGCCCCTCCTGATCGTCATCTTGCACCGGCAGTTGATCACGTTGTCCGGGTTGCCAGCCGGGTCGCCGGGGAACCTCAGGTCCTCGCCACCAACCTGGAACGTGTCGGACAGTGACCTGACCTGACCATCGGCCCTGCGGTGGGCTGGCCTCTCGTGGCCGTCCACATCCGCGTCCCAGACCTTCACCCACGAGATAGACGGAGCCTGGTAGTACTGGGCCGCCGCTAGCTGGCCTGCGTTCCATGCCCTGTTCGTCTCCGTCCGAGCTATCACCTTTGCCCGATTCTCCCACCATTCGCTACCAGATGTCAGGATCTTCGCATCGATACGAGAGGCGATGGTCACCTGGTCCTCACCG